CGCAATGCCGCATTGAAAAGCGCAAGGTCGTTAAGATCGACGAAGCCAAACGCGCCGAGAAGGTGGCCAAGGACGAGGCCGATAAAGACAAGGCCGACGCCGACGCCGACCAGTGCCGACTATTCAAGATGCTCGTCAAGCAATCCGTCATCGATTCCAAGTCCAAGGCCGAGGACGTTCAAGAGGTCACCCGCCGCCTTCTCGGCAAATCGCAGTGGTGTAACCCATGACGTGGGTGGGCCGCAGCCTGACATGGCTTGGCTACACCCTCATCGGGGCTGTATCTATTTGGACCACGTTTCAGGTTACGCAGGCCCAATTCAAGTGGGAGCTGTCGGCCATCGCCGTTAAAGACAAGGACCAGGACAAGCGGCTAGACGCCATCAACTCAGATCAGAGGTTCCTGGAACGCCAGATCATGGATAAATTGACGATTATGCATGGAGACATTCGCAAAATCGAAGGTAAACTTGAACGCTAGGGGGAACGAATATGGACTTGCTAGATACGAAATTTGTGGACATTAAGATCGAAGGTATGAAGGTCAAGATCGAGGCCGACCTGATTGAACCCGCCCTTGCGCTGGTTTTTGGTCAACTGAAGGCACTCGCACAAAAGACTGACATCTCTTGGGACGACGAACTCGTTGTCAAGATGGAAGCTGCCGTTCGCGCCGCCCTGGCCGAAAAGGTCGCTTAACCATATGGCCGTCGACCTGGGCGATTTGGTAAAACAATTCGCCTGGGACGTAGCCGTTCGCGTGGTCCTTGCGCAGTTCTTTATAGCCGTGCCTTGGTTAGCATGGCAGCCGATGAGGGCGTTCATTACGCTTATCGTGACCTACTTCTCTGATCGTCTGTTCGATGAGGCCCATGAGTGGGTGGACATCAAGGCTATCAAGTTTGGCAACGCCAACGAAGAGCGCGAGTTTAACAAAGCCGCCGTGACGCTTAAAATCATCGCCCAAAACAAGGGCGCGGATTCCAAGGAGTACGCCAATGCCCACGAGAACGCCGTTAAGTCTTTTGTTGAGCTTGTTCGTTACGACTCTGCTGCTTAACGGCTGCAAGGGCGTCGAACTAACCAACGATGCAGCTTGCTCGGCCACCAGCTTCCTGTCTAACGGCATGGACTGCGCTGAGAGCCTCACGCGCAAGACGACTCACCTAACCCTTGAGCAGTCGATTGAGTTCCTTGAGCCTCAACCGGAGCGCATTGACAAAAAGACCGGGAAGAAGATCCCTGAGCGCGGTGGGGCCATCTGCCAAAGCGTTGAGGACTGGAACGGGCGCAGAACCGCCTTGGACATTGCCTGCCGCAAGGCCAAGAAACGCTGCACTCAAGAGATGCGGGGAGCCATCGAGGGGCTGCGGATTCAGGCCGCCCACTTGGAGTCACAGTTGGTAGCGCCGTGATAGAAGCATTGGCCTGCTTCTTCATCTGGGTAGTGTTCGTGTGTATCTACGTCTCAGTCTGGGCGTGGTGGGGCTAGCTCGGGCATTGGTGGCACCAGGATCAGCTCCACTTCCTTATCCTCGTGCCAGGCCTTGCGTAGCTTCTGGATAAGCCACTGCTCTTTGGCGTCCAGTTCAAGCGTCACCCGCACGGACATATCCGACTGGGATGTGATGCCGCTGACTTTAATCAAATGACGAACTTCCCAGCGTAGTGCGTGACGCCGATAGAGCCATCGCGCAGCCACTCAATGAGTTCGCCACCGCCGGTCTTGTTGATGTATTTGTCGTCGGTTACAACGCAGCCGTAGCTGCGACCGCACACGCTTGTGTCAGTGTTGCCCTCGTTGTCGTAGACGTAGCTTGCGCCGTGCAGCACAACGCCGCGAGCGAGGTTCTTGGAGTTGGTGGGGCTCAGGCCATTGAGGCGCACCGCAGTGCCAACCGAATCAGATTGGTATTTGGGGCCGGTCTTGATGTAGCCCAAGGACGACATCAGTGAGCCGCTGGCGTTCGATACTTCGCGACAGACGCCGTTGTTAGGCGTGCGGTTATCTCCGCCAACGCCGTGTGCCGTCTTGTATTTGTAGAGCTTCTTCTCTTTGATGCCATAGACGAACAGGCGCGGCTTGCGGGAGTTGATCGAGTAGTCCACCTCGAAGATCCAGTTACAGGTAGACTCAAGCTCCTGGCGTTTGGCAAAGGCCATGGCGACTTCCTTGGGGACTTTGATTTCAGACACAGGTGTCTCCTTCGCGGGTGCGGCTTTGGCACCTAGGAACTGAGCGGCAGCGTCCACCAGACATTTGGCGTAGGCTTCTTTGTTTTCCCACATGGCGACGCAATCGGCGGCGTTAGAGCCAAAGAACGGCTCGACAAGGCACCCGATGGCCGTGATGCCGGTGACGTTGCGATGGCCACGGTAGCCCTTCTTCAGGATCTTGAGCCCCTCGGTGTCGCCGTGGCGCTGCTTGAGCTTAAGCACCTTCATCATCGAGTCATTGACGAGCTTGCCGAACGCACGGTTCTCAGGCTGCTCAAGGTCGATGAGAACCTCGGTGCCTGTGCCAGTCGGAGTTGACGCGTTGAAGTGCAGCTCGATGCAAACGCCTTGGTGGCCCTTGAGCCAGGCGTTCACGTTGGCCATAGCTGTCATGATCCCCTCGTTGCGAAGGAAGACCTTGGCTTCAAGCCCAATCGAGGCTGCGTGCGTGAGCATCAGCGGCGCGATGACCTCAGAGTGAAACTTGTACTCACTCATCTTGATGGGGGCTAGCGCATCAGCCCCTTGGGAAGCTTTGTTGTGACCGACCATGATTGCTAAGCGTTTTGACATAGTCTGAGCCTAGCGCAGGTGCGGGGGGAAGTGAAGACTGCCTAGCGTCAAGCTGCCTCGTGATCTCCGCCTGTAGCCACTTCAGCGCGTGGGTGTCGGGCCAGCCCTTTTCAACCACCTGCTTGATAAGCGATGCTGCCAATTCTTTGTTCGTCATGGCGCGGAGCCTACTCTCCGCTAGAAAGCCGTCAACTAGGCGGCTGGCTAAACACCCGCCTCTCTGGCAGTCTAAGAGGCATGAAAAACCTACTACTGGCTCTATCCCTTGTTTCTGGGGTGGCTTACGCCCAGTCAAACATTATAGCGATTAATCCCCCCAACAGCGGGGACGTGGATTACGTCAACAAGATCAAGAACTCGTTCACAGCCGTTGATAACCACGACCACTCCAATGGCCTGGGCCTGCCCGTCTCACGGGTCGGCGCCCTGGTCGTCGGCACCTCTGAGCTTGCCACCGGGGGAGTTACGAACGCAAAGCTCGGAGCCGGAGCCGTGACAACGGCCAAGATCGCAGACGGCGCGGTGACAACGGCCACTATCGCAGACGGTGCGGTGACGCAGGGCAAGCTTGGCACGGCTAATTATCAGATTTCGTCATCCAGCGGTACGTTCTCCACTGCCAGCGGCACAAATGTTGACGTTACCAACCTAACCGTGACAATCACCACCACAGGCCGCCCGGTTCGCCTCATGCTGGTAGCAGATGGCGCAGTTTCCTCATCCTTCCTTGCGATCAAGGCAACCAATGGGAATGTTTCGGCCCAAATAATTTTTCTACGTGACGCCTCGGCGATTTCTCAAACTACTTACTCAAGTGATGAGCTTTCCTTGACGTTAGATCCAGACAAATCCATTCCTGGATCGGCCTTTGGGCATTTCGACCCTGTTGCCGCAGGTACATATACATACAAGGTCCAGACCAACGTGGGGACGTTCGGGACTTCTCCGACCGTGAGATTTACGCGCCTGAAGCTAGTGGCCTACGAGCTTTAACCGATGGCAAGTATCGACGTTAGCGAGTTCTCTGGCGGATTAGTTGATGAATACATGGGCGCCCCTGCCAACAAGTGGCAGGTCGGCGACAACGGCGTTATCACGCAAGACAAGAAGTTTCAGAACCGCCCCGGCAGCCTGCTGGAGGGCTTTGGTGCCACTGGTCGGGTAGCGGCGTCTGGCGGCAGTAGGCGCATCGGGCTTATGGTCCCCTTTGCTGGCTACAACTTCCGTCAGGTCGTTTCTACGCTACAGTTCGGAGACGGTGCCGCCACCCAGGAGCTTCTCGGCCCAGGCGGTGATTCGGCCTTCGAGCCTGTTTTGGATGACGAAGTGGCCTTCTGCTTCTCCAAGTGGAACAACCACACGTTCATTACTCACGACGCCCTTAATCAGCGCCCGATTAAAATTTACGAGAACGCCAACACCCTATTTTTGCGCACAGCCGGGCTTCCTAAGCCCAGTGGCGCTCCTGTTTTCAACGGTGAGGTCGGGTCTGGGTCTAGCTTCCTGTATGCCTTTGTCTACAAGTACACCTATGTCGTGGATGGCGTGACGTTTGTTGATCGTAGCGCCCCATTGTATGCCACTCGGGTTGCTGCAACTCCAGCTACCTCCATCACGGTGACGGCGCTGGCCCTTACCAACGGTACGGGAGATAATTACGACACGGCCACCATTAAGATCGAGGCCTACCGCACCAACAACAACGGCACTGTGTTCTACTACGCCGGAGAAATTCTCAACAACAGTCCTACGATTACAGTCGCGTGGGCCGCCACCAACACTCAGCTCTACACCACTGGTGGCGTGGCTGAGAACGACGAGCCTCCGGTGGCGAAGTTCGTTCATATGACGACGAACTTCGGTTATTACGCGAACTTCATCGACATCAATGGCGGTGAACACCTTAAGAACGTGATGGTTCAATCGAAACAAGGCGACCCTGACTCTGTGCCAGCCCAGTTCTTTGTTGAGCTTGAGGAAGAGATCGTTGGCGTGTCCAGCGTTCGCTCGATTCCCGTGGTCTTCACCCGTAACGGCATCTACCGCATCGACGGCTTCTTTGATCTACTTGGTCGCGGAGGCATGAACCCGATCAAGATCAGCGACGACATTGGCGGCATTGGCCAGCTTTCCCTCGTCCAGACTTTAGACTGGCTCTACTTCGCGGCAAGCGACGGTTTCTACCGCACAAACGGCTATGACATTGAAAAGCTCTCGGACAACGCCATCAATAGCTTCAACGCTCAATATAAGACCTTCTTGGGGTCTGCTTTAAAAGAGAAGAGGATTTGCGGCATCAACCATACCGAGGAGGAGCGTGTCCTTTGGGCCGTTGAAAAGGTGACGGCTGAGGGTGATGGAGACAACAACTGCATCATGTGTTTCGATATGCGAAACGGCGTGTTCACAAGCTGGTCGAGTGGCTATGCTGACGACGTTCACCATGAAGGCCTGGCCGACAACTTTCGCCCCACTGCTTTTTCAGTGATGAACCAGACTCTTTATCGTGCCGACCTCTTGGGTTACGCATTTAGTCACTCTACGGGGACGCTCACGGACCCCAGGATAGACATCGCCGAATCGGATCCCACCCTTTGGGACAGGAATCCGATCATCTATGATCTGCGCATGGCCGCAATCGACTTTGGATTGCCCGGCGTCCGCAAGTGGGTTGAGAGTCTGATTATCAAGGGCAAGTCTGTCGTTGATTTCAACGTGGCCAACCCCACTGCCTTCAACACAACTCTTCAAATCAGCTCTGACAACGACTCCAAGCAGGAGTTCTCAGATCTGGCTGAAATCTTCAACCGCAACCAGCTCACATGGGGCGACCCAGACGTAGCCTACGGCAACCCCTTGCTTTGGCAGTCTCGCTTCGGCATCTACGATGTGAAACGCTTCTTCAACTCCGCCGGGGGGCTGCGCTGCTCGTTTAAACAGCTTCGCTTTACGAACTTGTTCGCTAACATCGCTAACTCTGACTTGCGTGGCGTCGCCAGCATTTCAGGCAGCACCGTGACTATGCCTCAAATCACAATGAGCGTTAACACCGTCAACGGCTCGAATGTTGTCACGATTGTCAGCACAAGCTCTCCGGTCACAGTTGGGATGGGTATTCTTGGAGCTGGCGGGCTTAGCATCCCGTCTGGCAGCCTCATCACGGAGATCATTAGCCCAACCAGCATCCGCATCAGCAACAACGCCACAGCTAACTCTACCCCTATCGCCGCAACAGCCGCTCGCCTATTTCCCCTTGCGGTTAATAACTACTGGATGACCTTTGCCTCCGACAATTACGTCTCGGAGTTCGTCATTGTCTCCCGTGGTGGGACGGTTCCTGGCTCACAAGTCACGGTATCTGGATCTCCCAACCCTAACCCCACCAACAAGTGGGTCATGAAGGGCTTCTTTAAGGGCGATGGCATTTGCCTTCTTGGATACACCATCAACTTCGTGCCCCTTACCGACACCCAGGCCCCCTACCGTGGGAAAACTGGCGGTAACACATGAGCCAGAAGCAGCTTCGGCAGCCCTCTCTTGAGGACATCAAAGACCCGGCGACACGCCGTTCGCTGCAATGGGTTAAGGACTTTTTGGATCAATTTGAGCTTCTGAAGGGTAACTTTCAGTTTTTCACGCTGACCTTTGGCCGGAACGACACAAATCTCAAAATCCCCCACAACCTCGGCTTCATACCTGTTGACTTTATTATGACATCCATTGTGGGGACGGGCACCTTTACCGTAAACTACAGGCAGATGGGTAGGACGGACTTCGACCTAACCATTGCGGGGACAAGTGCGGCCGATCCTTTGACGGTTCGGTTCTTTGCGGGGAGATACCAAGAGTGACGACATGGGGACAGCTCAAGGAAGAAGTCGTTGACGAGTTAAACCTCGCTGACGAGGTCTTCGTTACGCCCACAGAGATGCTCGGCTACTGCCGTGACGCCATCCGCTTTGCCGAGGCCGAAATCCACAAGCTCGCCATTGAGGACAGGTACTTTGAGTCCATGACGGGCCTCCCTTTGGCCAACCTGAAGCGCGACTACGCGCTGCCGAGCAACATCTACGGCAACAAGATCACCCGCATGGTGTACGTCAACCAAAACATCATTTACCCCATCGAGCGCCTTACCAACCTTCGGCGCTACGAGGATGCGGCCTACGGTTCGTTGAACTCCGCCTCTCAGTCATACCGCTACATGATCGTGAACAACGATAAAAACGTAGGCCCCCGCATCCGCATTACCCCGACGCCTCGTGAGGCGGCTGCCGTTTACACGCTATCTTGTAGCGGCGCCCAGGACCAGGCCACTGTCACCACGGCATCTGCCAGCGCGGCACTGGTCGTGGCCGACATGGTTGTGTCTGCCGCCGCTGGCGTTCCGTCCAACACTTCAGTCGTGGGCATCTCGGAGTCCTTAGGAACCTACACGATCACGCTTTCGGAAGCCCTTGAGGCCTCACTGCTTGGCCTTGATGTCGTTTTCTCACAGCCCCTCGTGCAGCTCTGGTTTATCCGTCAGGCCTACGTTCCTGAGGTCGACGCTGACATCATCGACATTCCCGAGTTCCAGACCTTCATCAAGCAGTACGTTAAGGTGGAGTGCATCAAGAAAGAGAAGCTCAACCCGATGCTCCCCATTGAGCTTGGCAAGCTTGAGGTTGTGCAGAATCAGATGATTGCAACGCTCACCGAAATGGTCCCAGACCAGGACGATGAGATCGAAAAAGACTTAGATATTTACAGGTGGAGTTCTTAATATGGGATGGACAGACATTGTCGGTGGCGTTCTTACTGGCGGCGGCTACAACATAAACAAAGCAGCCGCAAAGGCGGGCGGCCTGAATGGCAGCAAACCTGCCGCTATGCCCGGCTCCAAATCGCTTGGCTGGAACCCATGGGAAGGCCCTAAGAAGCCCCTCGGCCCCTACGAGTCCACGGTTGGCGGCCAGGACTCCCTGTACCGCGACCCCTCAAGCGGCGACTCCCCTTGGCTTGGGATGCAGAAGCAGCAGATCACCGCCCGCACGGGACAAGATCAAGACCGTGCGCGTACCTCTGCGGCATCTGCTGGAGCAAGCGCCTGGAACCAGCTCGCTCAGATGGGCGGCGTTCGCTCCGGCACTGGGCAGAATATCGCTGAAAACGCAGCCTACACCGGGATGCTTGCCGCTCAAGACGCGGGCTTCCAGGGCTCCGATCAGATGATGTCGGCTGGCCTGGCTGATGCTGAGAAAAACGCTAACAACCAGAGGTTTGATGTAACGAACCGCATCGCTGACGCCAAAGGCCGCAACGATTACCAGGCGAACAAGTACGGCACCGAAATGCAGGCTTGGTCGGCTGGTCAGCTTGCCAAGGGCATGAACTCCCAAACTGGGAAGGGCGCGTTCGGCAAGGGCGGGTTCCTTGGACTCGGTATTTAAGATGGGAGAAATATAATGCCTGTGCCTCTTATTCCTATGGCGCTTGGTGGGGCGGCCCTTGGCGGCCTCAAGGCCCTGCTTAACCACAAGGGTCAAGAAAACGACAAGAAACAACGTGCCATGGAGATTCTCTATTCTCCGTGGTCCAACATGGCGCCTAGCACCCAAATTCGCCAGACAAACGCCCTTGGCGACATCGCTGGTGGCGCCCTCTCTGGCGCTTCGTTTGCTCAAAACCTTGAAGCGAGCCAGATCGCTAACTCCAACCTTCGGGCTGGCGGTATGCCGTCTTCTTCTCCTGCGGGCATAGACGCACAGGTTCAGACGCTTCCTGCTCGCACTTCGGCATGGGAAGGTGGCGTGCGCAATCGCTCCAGCCTCCTCGGCCCTCAAAAGCAACGCGCCTATAGTCTCTGGGGGAGCTGATGGAATTCAAAGACCTGCTGCATATTTTCAATGGTGGGCGCAAGCCAGCGCAGGCCCCCCCCTTTGGTGTCGGTGCGCCAGGCACTATCCCCTTGCGCGGTTACGACAGCATTACTGTCAATGAGACGACTGAGCCCCTGTCTCCCGAAGCGTTTAAATCATTGGTCGGCATGGGCGAAAGCGTCCCCGGAGTCAATGAACAGGCCATCAGCTCTGACAAGCTTCGCGACCTCATTAGCTCCACTCGGGCTCAAGGCGTCCAAACGGACCTGAGTCCCCTCGCTGGCTTCACTAAGGGCATCCTGGGCCGCGACATTGGCTACGAGGCCCCGGAATCCGCTGGCTCCGTCCTTGGGCGTCTTGGAGCCATGCAGGGTAAGGTCGGGGACTCTGAAGCTACCCGCGCCAATACGATTATCAGCGCCATGAAGATGGGCATGAACCAAAAGAAGACAACCATTGGCGAGTCCATGCAGGAAGCTCAGAAGCAGCTCCCTCGTGAGGGCCGTGAGAAGAAGCTCGACATGAAGGGCTATGGCGACCGCATCGAGAAAGACGAGGCGCAGCTCTCCATTGATAACTTAGCGGCCATCCAAAAGGCGATCCCCACGATCTTTGATCCCAACAACAAAACGCCTATCCCTGGCTTCGACCAGTCTCTTCAGTTGAACCCGTTTAAAGATAAGTTCAACCTGCCGGACACTTGGCAGCGCCCTCTCATGCACTCGTTGAGTAAGGACGGCGGGGAGGCGAACCGCAACAAGCAGGCCGTTGAAGGCCTTGTGGGCGTCCTGCGTAACAATCAGTTCGGCGCTACGCTCACTGCAAACGAGCAACTGGCCTGGGCTGAACAAATGGGGACGGCTGCTGGCCAGAGCCCGGACGCCCTTAGGCTTGTGATGAGCCGCTTCCGCGCCACGGTTAAAGGCAGGCTTCGCAACCGTGAAACAGCCCAGCCCGAAGAGGCAGCAGAGTACGACCGCACCTTTGGCGCAGGCGCTCCTACGAGCAAGCACTCCGTCTTCTCTGTCGAAGGCGGAGTCCCGTCGACTCAACCTGGAGGCATCAACATGGACGCCGTTCGGGCTGAGAAAGCCAAGCGGGCTGCCGAAGCCAGCCAGGGGCGCACCCCTCAGTCTGTTGGTGAGCTACCGGACGAGATGCCTCTCGGAGTGATGCTTCAGAACGGCTACCGCGCTGAGCCCGCACCTGGAGGGTTCTCACGCGCCGAAGAGGGATTCAAGGAATACCCTACCGGCTGGCGCCAAGAGCCCGAGCCTGAGATGTTCGTGCCTCGTCGTGAATCCGTCGATGAGTTTGTGGTCCCTCCTATGGATCAAAGCTTTGACGCCGACAAGGAAACGCAAACAATGGACGAGCCTAGCCGTGGACCTGCGTCCGTGGTGGATGAAATCTTTACCTGGCCGATGGACCTTATCTCTCAGTTCGACATCGGCACCCCAAAGGGGCAGGCGGCCTACCGCAAGGCCGTTATCAACCAGGTGGCGGCCAACGCAGATCGGATCATGGGACCAGATTGGCTGGTTGACGACCCAGAGGCAGCCCAGATGTTCATGACAGAGCTGAACAGCCGCCTTAACCAGCCTCAAGAACGCTTGATGGGTCCTCAGGATCGGCAAGCACAAGAGGCTCAAGGCACGCCGTATGAGCGGCTCAAGCCGGGCCTGATGAAGCTGCTCCAGGAGCTTGGCTAATGGATCTCACAAAACTCTCAGACGCCGACTTAGACGCGCTTGAGTCTGGCGATTACTCGAAGCTGTCCGACGGCGCACTTGATGCGCTTGATGGCGGCAGCACGAAGCAAGCTCTCAACGAGCAACATCCCGACGTTGGTACGGCTCGTCGGGCGCTGATTAAAGGCTTCGGCGCTAACGGTCGCGGTATCGAGTATCTGCGTGAACAGCTCCCAAATCATGAGATCACCGAGAACGAAGACGGCGAGATGTGGATTCGTTCTCCCGAAGAAGTACGAGCAAACGCTCCCCGCAAGGTCTTGGACCCTTCTGGGGCGGCCGATTGGCCTAAGGATGTTCTTGAATTTGCTCCTGACCTGATCCCCACTCTGGCCGAAGGAGCCCTCGGCGTGATCGGCAAACTGCCTGTCGCGATGGGTCCGGCTATGGGGATTGGCGCAGCTATTGGCGGTGGATCTGAGGCTGCTCGTCAGTTCTTAGGCGCAGGCCTCGGGCTTGGACCCAAGAACTTCAGTCCGTCCGAGATCGGCATGTCTGCCGCCATTGGTGGTGCTGCCCCCATTATGTTTGGTGTCGGGGCCAACAAAAAGAGTTTAAACGCTGCTGCTGCCAAGTACGGCAAGGTGGCCGAAGACTTGGCCCGCTCTGGACGTGGCGCCATCGGGCGTACCTACGACCAAGTCACGGAAAACGCCTTCCCTTGGCTCGCTGGAAAGGTTTCTGGCATCCCCAAGGTGACGCTTCAGAACCTCCGTAAATACATGGGCGAAGTGAAGGAATTAGACGCCGGAGGCTTCAAAGGCGAAACTGAGTTTCTTGACAAGGTAATCGGAGGCACAAAAAACACCATCAAGCAGAAGTCGAAAGCAGCCTACGCTGGACCAGAGGCGCTTCTCCAATACCTTGACCGTGACGAGGCCGCCCGTGCTGGCCTGGAGTTCGGCGACTACCTGACTGACCTGCGCACCTACGCCAACGAGGACATCGTTACCAAGGAGCTGACGAAAGGCAAGTCCGCCCGCAAAGGGGCAAAGGCTCAGTACAAGGAGACGCTTCGGCTTCTCAGAACGGCCGACAAAGACGTTCCTCTTGGCGACCAAGCGGGGGCACTTGCCCGCAAGCCGCTGGTGCAACCGCTTTACGACACGCTTGATGAGCTTAAAAACGAGGCCCTTGAAAGTGGCTCTGAAGAGGCCATTAAGGCTGCGATTAAGGCGCGTGAGTCCGTTAAGGCCCTGGTTGGGACCAGTGACCGCGTCTCCCTCAAGGGGGCTGCGTCGCTCAAAGACCCCCTCAAAGGCGAGTTCAATCTTTTTAAAAATAAATCCACCGCGACCTCAACCGCTTTTGAAAAGCGTTTAAAGGCCTCCGCAGCGAAGACGATCCAAAATATCGACGCTGCGCTTGAGGGGCAAGTTCCCGCCCTTAAGAATGCGCGTGAGCTGTGGGCCAAGCGGGTGCAGGACTTAGAAAAGCTCGACAAGGTCATGCCTGACCCCAAGGAGTTTGACCCCAACCCGTTCCAGACGTTCGCCGATGCTGCTCGCGGGCCTTACAGCCAAAAGCAGATCCAAGAAGTCGATAATGTTTGGAAGACGGAGGCCAAAAAGGGCTTCGACATCGCCGACGTGTATTCTCGGTTCGGCAAGGATTACACCCAATTCCTGCCGTCTAGCCATGGCCGCCTTGCCGGTGGCCTTGTTGTTGGCGCGGCTGCTGGCGGCGCGGCTGCTGGCCTTGACCAGGTCACGGGCGGCAACACCCCCAACTGGCCGCTCATCTTGGCCGCTGGCGCGGCTGGTAGCAGCCTGTCCTCTCCGGCTATGCTGAAGCAAGGCGCCAAGGCGGCTAACGCAACTGACGCCTTTGGGAAATTTCTCAGCCGCAAATTCCTCAGCCCTGGCGGTGTCACCTCAGCCTGGAGCGCCATGCAAAACCGTGAAAAAGAAAAGGAAGTAAAATGAAGTCCATCGGTAAAGAACCTAAATCAGACGACAAAGACACAGACTACGAAGCAGACAGCGCCGTAGACGCACTTATCCGTGCCGAAGAAATCAAGGGCAACAAAGTCCTCATGGAGCGCGTCCAAAAGAAGCTCGCCAAGAAGTACAGGGCCGTCCAATCGCTCCAAGACTTAAAGGACATGGCCGCCGAAATGGACGAGGACGACTCGTAATGGCGATCATTAAAGACAAAGACGGCAAGCCAATCGGCATCGTCTCCACTGGTCCGGGCGTATACGGGCTTCCTCCTGATGCTAAAAAGAAGAAGCCCAACGCGAAGAAAATTAAGACACTACAGGATCTTGCAGATCGCCTGAAGGAGCTTGAGGCTGAGGGGAATCTTCCTCAGTTGAGCCCTGACCCCCGGAAGAAATAGAGCTGGCAACAACGCGCAGGCGTTTCTCCTGCTCGTGTTTCAACGGATGCGCAAGCTTAGTCGCCCCACGGGCAAGCTTCTGGTGGTCTAAATACGCGGCGCTCAAAACGGCCGCCAAATGCTGAAGCTCGTCCGGGTTGGACACAATGACGTTTTGAATCTCAACACGGCGGCTGTTCACCAAGATGACCCCGGTGCCCTTGGTGTAGGAGTACGTAGGGTCATCGCCCTTGATGAGAATCGACCGTTCAAATTTATCCATTTTCTTTTCCTTCTTTCTTAGCGGTGATCCGCACTGACACACTAGGAGCCCCACGGTAGGGCTCGATGACCTCAGGCGGCAGAGCTTTGACCTGAGGAATTTTACTCCAAGAAACGGTGCCCTGGCGCTGTACGCGGGTGATCTTAACGCCGTAGCCCTCGACGGAGCCAGCAGCCTCATCATCCACCCACGCCTTGAGCAGGGTTTCGGCGTGTTCAAGGGCCGCCTCGGCCTCAGCCATATGCATCTTGGCCCGCTGCCACAGCTCAACGTCTGCCTCAAACACCTGGTTGTTCTCTATCGCCACGCAGTCCCTGCTGGTGAGCGGAGGCGGGGTCTTGGTGCGCACCATGGTCATGAACTCCATGGCTTTGGTGCGGTAATCCTTGAACGTGCTGTCGATTTCTGGCGTGCGTTCAATCGTGATGACGTGGCACTTGTGGCCGTCCTCCGGGCGAACGGACACGAAGTAACACGTAGTCATAAGTTGGTCAGCGCCAAAGCCCCAGACAACCTGTGGCATATAGTGCGCGGGGACGTTCCGACTCCCACCCTCTCCGGCGGCGAGATGGGCGTCCAATCCCATGGCCTTGATTTCGATAAAAACGCCCTCTTGCTGATTGGTTCCATCGGAGGAGAAGCGAACGTCCCCACGCTGGTCATAGACCATCGGCGCGAGTTTGAACCCAAGACTGTCCTCAAGCTTCTTCCGGGCCACAGGCTCAGCCAGCGTTCCGCGCATGACGTGCGGAAGACTGCTGATGTCCTCCGGCTCGATGAGCCCAGTCTTTTCAAGCCAGAGCTGATAGGGGGTTTTGTATGGCGAGAGGCCAAGAACGATGGCGATTTCACTGCCGCCGATCCCCAGCTTCCGGTCCTCCAGCCACGCGGCGCTGCCTTGGGTTTTAATGCTGTTTTCTTCAAAGGGATTCATTGATTGCCTTTCTTACGTCGTCGACCGTTACGACGACAAAATACCGATTGCCTAGTTTCTTGAGCCTGTCCTCAAACGCTTTCTGCGCTGGGGACTGACGACCGCCTGGTTTTTTAACCTCAAAGAAGATCACGATGCCGCCTTTAAACGCTGCCGTTATGTCCGCCTGACCGTTGAGGTCGTACTTAGATTTGGAGCGATGCCGACCAGTAGTGATATCGAAGACTCCCATCGTGTTGACCTTAAAGGCTAAGCAGTCCCCGCGCTGGTTCAGGTAGTCGAGAATCTCGTTCTCATATTCCTTCTCCAATTTCACGGTCTTCGGCAAAGACAGCATCAAGCACCCCCTTTAGCCCGGCGCGAGACACAAGCCACAGGAGCGTAGATTTCTCTACCCTATCAAACGATGCGCCTGGGGCGTCCTTTGCAATGCGAAGCTCTAGCCAATCCATACGGCGCTTCACGCGCCTCATGTAGGCCACGTCTTCTGGGTTTAGTTCATTCATATTTCATCTCCTCAATTCTCGGGTATTCCTCCCACACAACCTTGATGTGGGTGGGGACCATTGGCACTTGGTTTTTTATGTCGGACATTTTCTTAGCGTTGACGCCAACACGAGCTAGGCGATGCCTCGCGATGTTGTCCACCTTCGGCGTGCCCCAAGGGCAATACTCAACCACGGGCTTGGTTAGCGCGTTGGCAGGCAGGTAGGTGATCTTGGTGCAGATACGGCCCGACTTGGCCTTATGCTCCGCAATGACTACGCTGCGGATCGGAATCCACGACGAGGGCGGCGGCTCAACCTCTCCTGACAATATCGCCCCTGAGCGGTGCCTGGTGTCGAGCGCCTTGGTCCCGTCACGCTCGGCGGGTGGAGGTGGTACGTAACCACAGGCTGGGCACTGGTGGGTTGTTTTCTCCATGTACTCCAAGCACTGCGGACAGAACTTCATCAGGCTCTCTTTGGGGTTCTTTTCGCCCTTCTTGCGAATGAACGGCTTGTCTAGTGGGCCGCACGTCTCAATCACCCGTCCATAATCTAAAACAAGACAATCGACCTTGTCTGGATGCGTGCGGAGCCCACGACCCACGATCTGGAGGTACTTCACCGGAGAGCGTGTCGGGCAGCACAGGCACACGGCGTCGATGGGCGGGAAGTCGAAGCCCTCTTTAATAATCGAGATGAACGTCAGGTGACGCCCCTTTGCCTTCCAGTGGTCCATCACTGGACCACGGCTTTCTAGTTTCGAGTGATAGGCCACAGCGTCCTCGCCGTTCTCACGCAGGACCGCCGCTAACAGTTCGCTGTGCTTGATGCCTGTGCAGGCCCAAACGATTTTCTTGCGTCCGATTAAACGAGGCAACGCATCTGCCACTTGGGCTCGCACCTTCTCCAAGTCGTTGGTCAGTCGCTCAAGCTCGCCCTGGTCATAGTCGCCAGCAACAATCTTAACGTCTGAGGCGTCGAACTGCTCCTCAACGCGCTTCATGCGAGGGATGACAAGGATGCCCTTCTCAAGCGCCCACCTGAGGTCGCGCTCGTAGGTCACGCTGTCGAACATCGAGGTCTTCTCGCCGTAGATGTACCCATTGGAGCGGTAGGGGGTTGCCGTTAGCCCGACAACCTTGAGCTTCGGGTTGCGCTCATAGTTCGACGCAACGTACTTGCGGTAGGCAGACTCGGGCAAGTCGGAGACATTATGAACCTCGTCCAGGATGATGAGGTTCGGGGGCTCTCGCTCTACTCGATGCAGGCTTTGGATGGTGCCCACGGTAATCATGCGCCCAAGCTGCTTCTTCTTGCCAGTATACGTGCCTAGCTGATCGTCGGTGAAGAACTCGCCAAGCACCCGGACCGTCTGATCCAGAAGCTCAACACGGTTCACGATGAAGTCGATTCTGATGTCGGGCTTTGCACGCCAAGACTGCATCATCAGCATGGCGGAGATTCTGCCTTTGCCCGTACCCATTAGCAGCACAACAAGAGCGTTGTCGGCTTTTTTGATCTTAGCCCAAACTGCGGCAACTGCTTCCAGTTGGTAGTCCCGGTCGCCGGGGTTCAAGATGTAGTCCATGGGTTCCTTTCTGCCTGATGGCTAAGATCCCCCGAATTAGGCACGCTCGGGAGAACACGTAGATGGATTAGAAAATGTTTCCGGGCACAGTGGGGGCGGTGGGGGTGGTAGAACTACCGCTCGGCTTAAAGTAGGAGATGCGAGCCTGGGGGCCGTAGCCGACAGACTCTTCGATCTTAACTTTGACAGTCACGCGCAAGTTCAGCATATCGACCTCGTCGGTCAAATGGTCCGGGTTCGGAAACGCCGCTGCCTTAAGGAAGCTCTTGAGCTGGCCCAGGCCGATCTCCTGTGCCTTCTCGCTTTGGTTGACGATGTTGAAGTTGTGCCAGAGCTTGCGGCCGGAAGAAGTCGTAAACTCAACCTTAATCATTTTCCCCATGTTCTTGGTGTCCTTAAGCTCGGCCCCGGTACAGGTCACTTGGTACTCGCCGGGGAGCCACTCGTTCGTTTCGACTTTAGACAGATCAATATTAATCATTTCTTGTTTCCTTCTACCTGAGCTTCAGCCGCAGGATTTTCACTGAGTTTTTTGAAGATGGCGCCAAGGTTGGCCTCTTCCATGGGGAGTACGCCACCACGCGTTTTCGCCTTGAAGCGGGTTCCGGGCTGAGTCAGCAGCCAACGCTTGGCGGAGCCGTCTGCGTTCTTAATCGTTTCATCAAGCACCAAACGGTAGACCTCATCGAACAGGCCCATGATGACGCCGAGGCTTGCGTTGCCAGGATAGTCGGGCTGGAAGAACTGACGCTGCTCCTCGTCTTTCACCAGGTTCTCTTGGCAGAGCATGATAAAGTTACAGGTCATGTTGTCGTTGATGTAGTTGATGAGCTGGGTCGTGATCTCGGCAATTTTGCTGTAGAGGAAGAACTTGTTCTTCACGATCTCCGACGCGAAGTTCTCCTCGATGTAACCCTTCAGCACGTAGCCGAACTGCGTGAGCGTATCGAAGCCGACATTGTCATACTCTTTGAGGGTAGGACTTTTGATCGCCTCTATGGTCGCGTTGAAGCGTTCGGTCGCCGTCTTGTAAGGCACGCCGTTTACGTCCTTGGTCAAGTCGACGTAGGCGATGCTAGTGCCGCGCAGTGAGCGCAGCCCGTTCTCGTTGCCAAGCACGATAGCCTTTGGCAGCCCCCTCATGAGCGAGGTTTTCCCGCGTCCGTTGTCAGCGTACACTACAACTCTGATCGGCCCCTGGTGGATGGTGGATGTGTTTTGAATTTTCATTCTTGCCTTTCTGGCCTTGTGCCTTAACGAATATCAATGTACGCTTGACGGATATGAAAAGTCAACACAAGAAAAAACCAGTCATCACAATCGGCGCTGCCAAGCTCCGTATCTGGCGTGAATCTAAGGGGATGACGCTTGAGGACGT